AAGGTCGTGGGTTCAACGACGGAGAGAAAGAGGGAAATGTCAAACGCCTCAAGATCTTTTCTTGCGGCGGGATGACTTGAGAGCCGGCTTTAAAGCTACACGACTCCCAGTTGACCGGGCGGAACGGACACTTGCCGTCCTCGCCGGCCGAGACACACGTATGGTCTCCTTCTCAATCAACTTGGGGCGCGCTTCACGTTGCGGCGCGCCAGTAAGTTCACGCATGAAAGCAGAAGCACCGCTCATAAAAGGTCCTACGAGTCTGGACGCTATAGATGACAGAGCGGGCATAAGCAACCCGAGTGCGTTGTAGCTGGAGGGGTAAGCAGCCGCCATTTCTGCAGCGAGAGCATAATATGCCTCAATCGCGCGCGGCTCATATGGGTGTGGAGGTTGGACGTAGATGCGCGAGGCAGTTGTGGGCCGAGGACACACCTCAAGACCTACTTTAACCTTAAGCAGCAAACTAGCTCCAAAACCTCCACCGCCGCCCCCTGCAGCCAATCCGCGGAAAATCACCACTGCGACATTTGTGTTGTCATACCCTGTGTCAAAACCAATAAATTGGTCGCCCCAGACGGTATTAATCCACGGCGACTCTGAGCCCGTAGGTCCACCACTATCGTTGTTCGCAACATTGAAAGACATCGGATATTGGACACCGTAACCATCAATCGGGGCGATAGTGCAAGTGGCTAAGCCACCACCACCAACAACTGTGATGTTACTACCGGTGCCAACACCTCCGAAATATCCAACATCAGCGAACGACATGGTGGGCCCTGGGTGCTTCAGAGGCACGTAGACGCCATCCTTAGCCAAGCCAACATACGGGTTCCTGGAACTCAAAGTCAAAGCGTCTTCAGAAACAGGCAGCGCGCACTCGTTAACCATCCAAACGAAGTCAGTCCCGGCTTTCGCTTGTGCATTCGGTCGGCCACGGCGGCGAAATTCTGGGGAGTATTGCCCACAGAAAACGTCACCTTGGTTAGCGACCGCAGGAGCAACCAGATCAATAGTCGCACTTTTATACACATGCCGGAAAGTGGCTGGGTTGGACGAGGGTACGCGCAGATCGAATAGCGCCTCTACAGATGCTGGGTACGGACCACCGGCTGAAATGTCAGTACACATCCACTTGGTGCCAGGCCCGACGTCGTTCGAATTCTCAAGAGGAATCCAACCGACACCGGTGTTAGCAGGCGCCGTGGAGGTGCCAAAATCAGTCCCGCCGGGGCCATACGCATAGATGGCGGAATTCATATTACCAGGGATGAAGACGATGTAACAGTCCCAAGTGGGGGTAGGGACAACTGGTGTCGCAATGTTGAACTGAATTGTGTATTCAGGTCGCATCACTGCACATGATGTACTATCTGGCACGCCTTTGGTAGTAAGGGTCACAGCGGGATCGAGTGTTTTAACGACCCAATCCTTCGCGGACTCCGAAATACCAAATGCGCCCAAACGTTCTCGTAAGCGTTCGCGATCTCGTTGCATAATGTTTTGAATACCTTATCTAAGGTGGTGATCCGCCTTGCACATCATTTGAGGAAACGTTCTTTGCATGCGCCACGGCGAAGGACATTACATTTAACCTCGCCGTGGTCTTCATCATCGTACGTATAGTTCATCTCCTTTCTGATGGACCGCACTCCTGACAATTGGCGGCGGGTTTCATCTGGAGTCCAGATCTGCTCGCGATCTTTAATATCCGCGAGGTCGACTTCCATGATGCGTGATAAAACACGATGGCGCAAGAACACAGGGCATCTTGGCACGGTGCGAAGCCAAGCTTCGCACTCATCCAATTCCCCGCGCTCGAGCCCATACCGCCGGTAGAAGCTGCCATAAATCTCATCCCGGTCAAAAATTAAGACCTGGTTCCGAAATATGTAGCATTTGTCAGATGCGATGCAGGACCCCGCCGTGTCGAAAGATTGAACCCAGTGGCGCAAAATCGGTATCGTACCCACAACCCCAGCGAGTCCACGAGCAACACCTCGAAGGTATTGCTCGAGTTTCTTCGCGGGGGGTGGGCTGACTGTCCACCACAACCGTGCGAACAGTCGCCCAGGTTGAGGCATGAAACCGATGCGTTCACGATCCGACATCCAAATGCCGGATATAAAGCTCACTCTCTCAAACTCGACAAAAGTCTGGGCTTCAGGCGTGATCCCATACCGCGCTTCGAGACCGATTATCTGAGCGACATCCACGAATTCGTAGGTCGCTACGAGCAAATCGTCTCCAGCAACGAGGATAGACGCAGGTATTCCGGCTTTCTTAAAAGCCGCATACGCGATCGCAGCGTTCACGAGACTGTTGCCAAGCGTTGTGTCATTGTGACCAGATTTGACGGTGTAGTTAACAGAATAGCGGAGTACTCCACCTGGGAGCACGGCCATACCTTTAACTTTGTCACAAGACCCGGCAAATTCTGCCAATCTTGTGTCAAAGTGTGAGTAGAAGCCGCGCCTGAAATCAGCATGTTCTTTCTGCATGCTCGAATCCCAGTTCTTTCCGTCACGCTCATAAAACATCAGAGCTCCGTCAGCCAGCACATCCTCCATCCAAGCCCCAAGCTCGGTCGGATTCATGCCGGACGCAAAAGTCACATCGATGTCGCCCATCCGTTTCCGCCGGAAAACACCACTAACAACCTTTTGCAGTGCGTAAAATTCAGGTCCAAACTCAGCTTGAGTAGCCAGAGTCTGATAGAACTGGATCAAACGCGCTTTCGTCGGCAGTTTGTGGTTGACTTCTCGTTTCACCATTGCTTTAACGCGACCAGGGAGCACGTCCTCTGTCGCGCGCGAATGGTTGAAAGCACGCTGTTTATTCCCAGGCCACTTTGAGAACCAATTGATCCACTCCAACATGGGGTGCATCAAATAGTGCGCATCATAACCTGAGAAGGCATGCAGGAAGTCGGGCAGAACTTCGTTGACATCGTCGGAAACGGGCGGGGGTCTAGCACCATGGCGATTCGTGAGTGCGTTATGCGCGTTACACACGCATTTCCGCAATACGTAAGCCATGCTTGCCACCCAGCCGACCGCAGTCGCTCCTTTCCCATCTTTGGACAAGCAATTTTCAGTCTTCTCAACCGATCGCACGACGCAACCTTTGCTGAGATTCTTTTCATCGCCGAAACCAAGACAGACAGTGTTCGTGGTGTTAGGTCCAAGACCATAGACACCATCGTTCTCTGGCGCCACGAAAGCGGCGGAGTCGATGAGCCCAGTCGTCGTCAGAGGCAAGGCCATATGCGCGATGCCAACCGTCGCAGCTGTCTTCATAGAGGCCAATGCGGAGATGACGCCGACAGGCACG